TTGTTGAGCTAAAGTGTTTTCCCTTAATGCGTTTTGATTCGCTATCATTGCTTGCAAGCGAGGATCATTATCAGGAGCCACAGAAGCGGGAGGAGCTACAGAAGCTACAGGAGCACCTTGGGACGCTTCAAATGCAAGTCGTTCTGCTCTGACTGGATCTACAGCTTGCACTGGCATATCAGCAGAAGCTTGACCAAACATGCCTAAAGCTTCGTTAAGTCTTTTTTGAAAATCATCATCTTGGATAGCCATATTATACTAATCCCGCTCCTGCAAATTGTTGGTTTAACATACGAAGTTTCTCTTCGTCATCCATTATAAGTCTTTCTTCCTCAAACAAGCCTTTAGGAACAAAAGAAGGTTCGTTACCGCCAGTCATTGCTAACCTTTCTTCTATAGAAGGTGGCGCTGGCATACCTCCGCCTTGTTGGATAGGAGCTGCATATACTGGAGCTTGTTGTGGTTGTTGTTGGCCGCCTAGCATAGACTGTGCGAACTGAGATGTCTCTAAAGGCTTATCTTTTGCTACTGATAAAAACTTATTTAGACCTGTAGGGTTCTGTTGAGCTGCTAGATTCGATAGATCTGTTGCTCCAGCACTTACTTGCTGGCCTACTGTAGGAATGGCTTGCGGAGCCGTTGAGCCTAACCCAAGCTCTGTAGCTCCAGATGTTACTGAGTTTATTAAGTTAGCTTGCTGAGCTGCTGCTGCATTGGCAGCGTTTATTCCTTGAATTGCTGATCCTGTCTGAGCTGCTGCTCCTCCGCCTGCGCCAGCAAGACTTCCTGCTGTGCCTGCTGCTGCTTTTGCTGCTGTACCTTTAGCTGCTGTTGCTAAGGCCGCTTGCTGAGCTTGAGGAAGAGCCGCTGTAAGTGCCGCTTGACTAGCTCCTGCTCCTTGAGCCAAACCGCCAGCAAGTGCATTACCGGATGCTGTTGCTGTGCCTGCTGCTGCACCACCTAAGCCACCAGTAAGTGCACCTAATGTGCCACCAAGTAATGCGCCACGAAGACGATCATCTGGATTAGTGATTGCGCCAACGCCAGCGCCTATTAGCATTGGAATTAAGAATGGAAGTGCCATGATTTATCCTATTAGTAACACCACAATACGGGTGTAGTTTCTCTTATATCTACATGGACGAAGCTCTTTGCTACGCCTATTCCTGTGAATCCTAGTTTAACAGCGTGTTCCACAACTGCCATTCTTTGAGCTCCACCTGTTACTTTTATATCTGCTGCAATGCCTTGAGCGTGAGTTCCAGGTTTAGACTTCTTAGCCTCAATGCTGTGACTAGGATCTCTATAACCAGAAGTAATGATAAAAGGAAACCCGCAGGCTTCCCTTAGCTCATCTAGCTTTGAAACAAACTCAACATTAATGCCGTTAACGCCTGTTTCTTGGCAATCAAAATCTTTTAACTTAAAGTATTTAAACATTAAGACTTCGCTTTAAATATTGTTGGGTTATTTTGCTGACCTGCTGCAAGCTGGTTCATACCTTGATTAGACATGTTCGCAAGCATACTGCCACCTTGACCACCTTGAGCGGCTAATCCTGGCTGTGCGCCAAAACCAAAAGCATTAAATTGTGGCCCCATTTGTCTTTGCCCCATCTGTAGCTGCTGGAGGATTAATGGGTTAGCTCCCATTGCTGCGTTAAATCTTGCTCCTTGCTCACTGCGCTGCCCAGTGTTATATGCTCGAATTTTATTTTCTAAGGAACCATTCTCCAGATCAGCCCAACTTACAACACCTCGCGGTAATGAGCTTCCATCTACATTATAGTTTGCACTATCTCTTGCAGCCTGCATTGCTTGAAACCTATCGTAGCCTGCTTGATTTAATTTACCGCCTTGAGCCGCATTTATTTGCTCAGTTCTTATTATGTCACCAGCAGCCTGAAGCATTCCAGGCGTTCCTGAAGCTGTAACGCTGCTTGGCTGACTTAAAGTTGGAACATTTCTACCAGCCTGCATTGCTTGAAACCTATCGTAGCCTGCTTGTTGATTTCTTACATCATTGGCAGCACTAATCTCTCTAGCTCTATCTGGTAATAAAATAGATAAAAGCTCGCTGCCTTCAGACTGCATTAATTGAGGGTTATCCTTTGCAGCCTGCATCGCTTGGAACTGATCAAAGCCACTCATTCCTGCTTGAGTCTGACCTAATACAGGATTCTGGCTGCGATTAGCCATCATCTCGTTAAATCTGTTTTTCCCTGAGTCCATGCCAGCAGTGGTTTTTGACCACTGTTCATAAGCTTTTTTATCTTTGCTGTTTTGTGGATTACCGAAACGCCCACCCTGACTACTTGGAGGCTTAGAAAACATTGTACTGCCAGTTTCAGCCTCATACCGTTTTTGCATATCAGTCAATACTTTAGGTGTATTATCTTGACCTCTTCGGAAAAACATTACGATCCACCTCCGCCAAATAGACCGTAAGCTGCTAGTCCAGCACCCACTGCTGAAGCTGCATTGCTGCCACCACCACCACCACCGCCAGAAGTATTGCTAATTGAGCCAAGGTTAACTCCCGTAAGGCGGCTACCCAATCGGTCAAGTGCAGTTTCAGGAGCTTCTTGCCCAAATCTAAAGCGCTCTCTATCAGCGTTAATAAGAGCTTGATCGTAAGCATTCTGTTGAGCACCAATGGCAGATACAGTCCTAGCAGGCGCTAAAAGGCCGCTCTGGACGCTGCCAAGGTTCTGAATGGCATTCTGCTGATTACGCAAGATAGCCTGTGTAGCGGCTCCTGCTGTAGCCTCAGCGGCACTCTGCTCTTGGATACGCTGTCGATCACCACCAAATGCACCCTGTTGGATAGCTTGACTGCCAATAGATGGTAAGATCTGTCCTTGCAAGTTAGCAATCATTGGATTGATTACAGCCTGACTCTGCTCTGAGTTAGGATCAAACGCTGCACTCAAGTTCTGAGCAGCTTGCATTCCAAGTCCGCCTTGAATACCGGCAGCATCAAGACCTAGTTGTTGACCAGCTAAAGTATTAAAACCTTGATCCGCTACTGTCTGGCCTGGATAGAATTGTTGTGGGCCAACATCAAATGCAGCCTGAGACATACCAAATAATTCAGTTAAAGCCTTTTCCTGCGCTGGAAATGGTTTAGTTGTTGTTGTTGTATCTGCTGGTGTACTGCTGCCGCCTTTGCTCATGTTATTCCTCGTACTCTTTAATTAATACTTGATATGCTAATTTAAATTCTGGGTATATTTTTGTCCAACCAACTCTTCCAGGAACGACTGTGGCTTCTGCCCCTTCAGCCTTTCCCCACTCTTCTAGGTTGTCCATAATCAGTTTAAAATCCTTTACTTGATTTGCATCTCTAGCTCCTGCAAACGGGATTTCTAAAATTGTTTTTTGTGGATACGTAACTATCCTTGTGGTGCATACAAAATCTACAGTGTCGCCAAATAAAACCCACAACTCTTGTTTTCTTTCTTTTAGAATTAAGTATAAATCGTTAATATCTATCCCACCCTCTGAATAGACTATCGCCTTATCAAGTAATGGTGCGCAAACATTCCAAACTTTATCAATTTGGTCTGCTTCTAACTTTACTAAATTCTTTTGCATTCCCTCTCACCTCTCTCGTTACTTATCTTTCGCCTGTATTATTATCCAGTTTGCACTATCGCTAAATAAAGTGACACCTTCAAAGTTCCTGTTTATCTCGTAATCTGCTGTGCTGCCATCTATTGTAAACGCACCTGGATCAAGAGCAACTTTGTGGTTAGCGTCTGTAGAATCATCAGACACTATTCTAACTGTTCTGTATTTCTGTACGCTTGGATCTGGCAAGGCAACAGTCCATGTGCCAATTGATGTTCTTGAGTGCTTTACAAGCAAAAAGTCAGACAAGTAATCATAAACATGAGTCTCGCCAGTATTGCCTGTTAAAACGTAAGGTTCTGTGTCAGCGCTTGCAAACCTAATCCATCCTAAATCGTTGTCAACATCCTTGTTTAAGTAGTCATAGCGGTAAAGCCCTCTACCCCTGTGACCGTTAAAATTATTCTCTTCACCATCAGCATACATAATCATGCCGATCTTGGGATCTACAACAGGCGCAACAACAGGAATAAAGGTCAACAACGTCTTCATGTCATCAATTCTTTGATTAAGCTTTCTTAGCTCGTCCTCAATAACTGGTCGGTTATACTCTGCTGGTAGATTAGCCATTATCGCTCACCTTCCATTCGACCTTGAACTACTAGGTTAGTAATTGTCCAACTGTCAGAAGAGCCATTGCTTTCGATTTTAATGGTGATGTATCGACCGGCAGCTCTAATTGGGAAGCTCTTGAATGTGTCATCAATAATAAAGCTATCTTTATCTAGGAATGTTGGAGTGGCATCAATAGTGTTAGACCACCCAACAGAGAGTCTAGGGTTCCCTTCTCCCTCTTTACCTACACGAATAGCTGATATTTCTTTAATTCGATCAGCATCATTAAGATCGTGAGCTTTAGTAATTGCAAATACATTCGGATTAGCTAACGATTCAGTATTACCCTCTGAGTAGAAAACACCATTAGAGTCCGCAGACAAAGCATCATGGAATACACCTCTATCTAAATAAGCTGAGATAGTTTGATCTCGCATTCCCCATTGGCCTGTCTTATAGTTGTAATATATTTCTTTAGTTATACTTGAGGCATCTATAGGTACGCCCCATACAACTTCATTTTCTTTTGAGTTATCAAAGCCATATATTTGTGCAAGCTCACTTTGCGCTACATTATCTCTAAAGAATTGATTCATTCCGCTTTCACGCCCAATCATCTTCACAGAAGATCCATCGGTAACAAAGAATCCATCTCTGCTTACGCCATAGTTTTGACGACCAACAGAAATAACTGAGTTAGGTGATACAGCTCCAATGCTGCCCTCTAACGCTACCTGATAACCAAATATGTTAGGTAGGCCAACATAGTTAACTACAAACATTTGTGTTTCAGTGTATACCGCTAAACCAGTACCTAACTGTGCTACGCAGCGTATGGGAGTCTCTGCTTCACGAATTAACAAGCTACCAGCAGTGTTTATTGCTGTTCCTACCCAGTCGTCTAGGTTATCTGCGCTACACCACGCAAAGCTTGTACTGTATTCTACAGCGCCCTTAGTGTAGTTAAACGCAAGCATGTGCGGGCCTTGACGGTGGAAACACTCTAGTGAATCAAAGTCGATGTTAGGAACTGTTGCTGTGCAAGTAAACCCGCTACCGCCTCCGCTAGTCGTACCCAGACTTATTACTTGCCCGCTAGATATTCCTGAACCAAAGTTTGTTATTGCAAACGCTGTTATAACACCACCAACAACTTCTGTAACCTTAACGGCAAAAGTGTTTGCTGGGGTTCCACCATCAGTCATACCTGTTATTGTGTCATTGACAGCGTAACCTGTACCCCCACTGTTAGTTGATAATATTGTTGCGCCACTGACTTGATCGTTGTAGAACGTATTAAAGTTTACATTGTTCTTTTTAATTACCGGCTTGCCCGATCCTGATGCACCAACGACAAAAGAGCCAAAGGTTTCAAAATCCCACTGGTCTGATTCATTAGTTGCTTCATCCCAAGTTGTTTCTGAAGCGTCCCAATTGGTTTCGCCTAACAATACGTTACTAGACCCGCTAACAATGTAAGTTTCATCTCCCGTTGCAAAGCCAATTACACTAATTGTATATTCGTCTACTGGGTATGCCCCTGTTGGATAGTTAGCTACTTGAATCCCGTTTGGATCTACAGTGCTAAAACCTAAGCCTTGAACAGTAAAGGTAAGGCCAGGAATTAACCCATGAGGAGTTGTTGTTGTTATTGTTAAAGTACCAAGTGACCTACTTGCTGAAGCTATAGATATTGTCTGCCCAAGATCCCATTCGGTTCCAGCAGATGTGCGGAGAAGACCGTAACCAGTACCTACAGTGTTGAAAGATGGAGATAATGCTGGGGTAGCTAAAGGATCGCTTAACACATACGAATATATATTCCTAAGATCACCTATGTATGCAACCTTTGTACCAAACTCTCTTGTCGCTGTAATTCCTCGTATTGGAGTGTTAGAGCTTTGTGGAGCATCTTTATAGTCGTGTATAAGATCTCGGCCAGCCTTTCTTCGCATACCAAACTCAGTATACTGAACACCGTTTACAGTTTCCCAAAATGGAATCTGTCTATCAAATCGTTCTGGGTATACGCCAGTCTTTAGAAGATCAGAAGCATCTATCTTAAAACCACCGCCTTTATCAGTTTCAAATGGCATTGACTAATCCTATACTGTGCGTTTCCAGATGTAAGTAGTTATGTATGGTTGTAGGTTGTTGGCAGTAAAAGCTTGGCCTGTAGTTCCATTTTGACTACCTATTTGAGAGCCAGATGTATCACTTGGAATTCCTATCGTACCATTAACTAATGATCCTGGAGATCTAGTCAAAAATCCGCCATTAGAACCGCCACTTCCTGTTGATGAGCCAGAAACCATATATCTATGAGTGTGCTCGGGTAGGTTTTCTTTGGTTAAAGTAATAGCCTCTGAAGATACACCACCAACTTCTTGCGCTGTATCAAAGGCAGCATTCTTAACGAGTAAACTAGAACCTGTTAAAGCACCATCGTTAACATTTGTCGCCGTGTAGACAATGTTTGTAGATGTTGTGCTATCAACTGTAAACGTTCCATTAGCGTCAGTATCGCTTGTAAATCCGCTAACAACGATTGAATCACCAGCAGATAATGCGTGACTTGCAACAACAAGTGTGACTACGTTAGATGAAGAGCTTGCAGAGGTTATTGTAGTGCCAGTATCAATACCTACAATGGTACGACCTTGAGCATAAGCTTCCCAAGTACCAAACGTAATACCGCTAAAGAAGTAATCAGCAGTGCTTGGATCAGTTGCTAAAGTAGTTGTTAGTAAACTGCCTACTGGGTATAAACCGCCAAGGATAGTTGTTAGAAGTGCGTCTTGTGAAGTTATAACGTCTACATTAAGCGCTACCCACTCTCCGTTAGTAGCGTTATACATTAAATCATAAATACTATTCGCGACAAGATCACCCGCAACTAGAGCTGATCTATCAGATTTAACTATGATTACAGGTGAAAGACCAGGAGAAACAATAATATTTGGCGCTGAAGTATTTGTAACATTAATCCTTACTGATACTCTTGCTCCATCAACAAGTGAAAATACTGGGCTAGATCCAAAGTCCACATTGTAGGACACTGGCCCACCTGTAGCATTCTTTACCTCAGTGCTTGATCTTTGTAGTACATTAATTTCATCGGCAGCAAATCCAAAGTTATCTCTAACGCTAGAAGTTGTGGCCGTACCTGATGTGGGATTAGTTCTTACTATTGCTGAAGTCATTAGACTAACGGGCCTCCATAGGCTTGAATGCTGTCATCTTTAATTCGTGATCTGCCAACACCTTGCTTGGCTCGTCTGGCTTGTACATTTGCTACGCCTTCATCAACCATACCTTTAAAGTATGCTACTCGGCCATCGTCTTTAAGGTAGACGTAAGCTTCGTGTAATGCTGCGTTTAAATAAATATCTTGTAGTAACACAGGGCCGTTTGCACCGTTGTTTAGATCTCGGTCTGCACTGTACAGAATTCTGTACTTCTCTGTGTTGTCTGCTGCTGGAGTTGGCGCTAAATAGATCTTATCGCCGGAGACAGCGTAGCGAGTTACTGAACCGTTAGACGCTTCATAGCCTAGGAGCTCCTGTATGGACACAGGCTCAATGTTACGACCTCTAGCGTCTGATACGCTGATAACAAACTTAGTGTCTGCTGGTAGAGTTGTAGTCTGTGCTACAGGAGTGATCTCTGCAAGAATCTCTTGCTCTACAATAGACAATCTACGGTTTATTTTTAACTGAGCTAAAGTCAGGAAGTCTGGAATCTGAGCGCTAAGGTCTGATCTATTTAACCAGTCGGCAATTGTTGCCTGTAGATCTGCGTTTGTTGTTAAAGCCATTACAGTCTCGCTGTTGTGGTTTTCATGTATGGGTAATGTGTTTCAATGAGCTTGAAGAAATACTTCCAATCTACGTTGTCTGCAAGAATATCAATACCATGCTCTTGCTTGATTCTCATTGCATCAGTCATAGATAAATCTAAAACTTGATGGTAATTCTGTTTAGGATCGTACTTGATCCAGTCGCTAGTGTTGTTTCTAGCGTTTTTGTTATCTTCAAGAAGCTTTGTAATATCTTGACTAAATGTCTGGTGCATTCCACCATCATTTGTAAAATGAGTATCTTCAGTAATCCCGTTATTAATCTCTCTTGCTGAAAATGACTTCATTACTTCTTACCTTTTTTGGCTGTCTTTGCCGCCTTCTTAAATGCGCTATTTGTTGGAGCGCCTTTAGATCCTACTTTTCTCATCTTTTCGCCGCTACCTGCTGCGATGCGTTTCTTCTTAGCATTGATGTTTGCGTATAAACCTTTTTTAGTTGGCATTATTTTTTACCCTTTTTCTTTTTACTTTTCTTTGGTGGCCGTCCTACTTTAGTTCCGTATGTTCCTTTACCTGCTGGCATAATCTTCTCCAATAGTTAGATACAGGAAAAGGGAGCCGAAGCTCCCCCACCTTAATTACTTATAAATTAAGTAATGTTGTAGTAAGCACCGTTAGCTTCTTCAGAACGACACTCTAAAGTGTAGTAACACTCTAAAAGTTTCTGTTCAGCAGAAGTTCGAGTAGCAATATCAGTGGTATGAATTTTCTTACCACCAGCAAATGCTAGACCCCAAGTGCTGTAGTCTACAGCGTACAAAGTGTTGGCTGGCATATGCTTGTTAGGAACAACAGCAACAGGGCCAAACTGAGAAACATAAACAGCTACGCGAGAAATGATGTTGCCACCATTGGTAGAGTTACCGTTTAAGTTGCTGTCAACATTGTCAGCCATACCGCTTAACTCATTACGCAATGAAGATACAGTACCAGCAGAAGCCATAAGCTTTAAGCTACCGAAATCGCCAGAGCTATTCCAAACACCGTCAAGCAAGTTATCCATTTTAGTTTGGTTGATAAGGTTTGTTGCAGTGCCGCCAGAACCGATAACTGGAACAGTAGTACCGTCTGAAGCAGTGTTTTTAACAGCGTTAGTTGCAGCATTAATTTCTTGGTTAGTAAGGATCCAAGAGCCAAAAGAAGCAGAAACACCAGGAAGTGCTGAAGTACCTTGACGCTTAGTAGCACCAATAGTTGCAGCAACAGTTGGGCTAGTTAAGCCATAAGCGCCTAATGTTTGTTTCTCAACATCCATTTGAAGCTCTTTACCTTTCTTCATTAACTGATAAGCCATTTCGCGGCCAGGAACACCTGCACGATCCATGAATTCAGCTTTGTTAGTTACAACAACTGAACTATCAGCGATTTGAATGAAGTTACCTTTACGAGTACGAGTTGTACCAGCTACAGCAGCTATTGGATCTCCTGCTTCAACTACTGCGTTGTCAGAGACAGCAACAGCTAAAGTGTCAGTCAACCATTCGTGAGTATCAGCAGTTGCTTTAGTTTGCGCAATACCTGAAGTGAAAGGAGTCTGAAAAGGAGTTACGTTAAAGATTACGTTGCCTAAATCTTCACGAATGTTTTTTGCACCATCTAATACTGGTACTGAGGTTGATGTAATTGAAGCCATGTTAATTTACCTATTTATTTAAAAGAATCGAGAATTAAATCTACCGCAGAACTTTGAGAGTAAGAGCCATCGCTTTGTGTGGCGTTCTTAAACTTCTTAGATTGTGCAGCAGCCTGTTTTTGTGCTCGACTCGCTGACGCGCCTTTTCTTAGAACAGTCTTAGAAGCTTTTTTCTTAGGAGCCTTTTTAGTTGCTTCTATTTGCTTCTTAGTGCTATTAGCCATAGCAGCATCGTGCAATACTTTAAGTACAATGGCATCTGTGACAGTAGACAGCATTTCTGCGCTACCACCAATGCTTTCAAAATACTCGGTCATAACTTCTACTTTCTGTGAAGCTACTTTCTGATCACTAAAGCTTGGCTCTAACTGAATTAATAACTCAGCCTGTTTGGCTGACTCAGCTTGCAAGTTTTGTAATCTTTGACCTTCATATTGCTCATGTACTTGAGCAGCTACAGCATTGATCTCTTGTTCTTTTTGTTCGTAAAGAACTCGATTCTCTAATGCCTGTTCATAAGCGTAAGGATCTGATTGTTTTAAAGCTATTAACTCTTGAGTGGTGTGAGTGGGTTTTTGCCCGTAAACCATAGCTTGTGCATACTCTAACAGCTTTGCTGTTTCTTCAAGAGATGCTCCTCGCTCTGCCTCAAAAGTGTTTCGCTCTTCAGATAACGCCTGAGTCTTGCGTGTATAATCACC